TAAATAAACGTCAGCGAAACAAGCTATCCGAATCGATACGTCACAAGAGTTCAACGAGCTGCCTTTACTCATAAAGTTGCTTACGTTGGTTATCTCGAACGTGGTCGAAGGATATGTTACACCTTGCGGTATAATCACAGGAAAGACTCTATTACTACCACCATTAGCTGTTGTGAAAGCTGATGTAGCGTTGAGTCTTGTTATTATTTCTTTTCCTATATCTTGAAACATACGTCTATTTGAATCCTGCTTTTTTTATCATTCTATCTAGCATCTTCATCATATCTCTTTCGGCTGTTGCTGAAATATCTTCACCTTTTTGATCTATAACTTCTTTGTAGTAATTAGGTTGATTTTGTATTCTTCCTGTTGATTTACCACTTTTATGCTTTCTATTCTTTGTACCATTAAGCAACATCGCAGGTAAATTATTACTTCTTTTACCTTTGACAAATGTTGGGTTTAAATTTTTCATTCTAGTACCAACAAATAGCCCTGGATTTCTTGACCTTTTAGGCGTTATAATACCAATCGAATCTGCTATAGACTTACCGACTTTCTGCGTTTTAGTGCTTGGGTCGTATCTTTGTCCAGGAACTTTGTTTTTAGTCCTGTGTTTATATTTCATTTTAAGAGCCTTTACTGCTTTCTTTGCAGCAGGTCTTAGAGCTTTGTTTATTATACTACGAGAACTCTTCTCAGTTTCGCCTAATTGCTTTAGAGATTTTCTGACATCCTTAATGCCCTTAACTTGTATTAGATTTTTTTCATCTAATTTGTCAAAACTTTTTTTACCAAACAATCCCATCTATACAGGTGATTCAGTTGGTAAATCCTCGCTTACGAATATCTCTATAAATTCTTTTCTTGGGTCAATTACATACCCAATAATATCTAAATTGTTGCCCGAATCAACTTCTTCTAAAACCCAATTAGATTTTATGTTTCTTGTTTCCGAAGAATATCGGATTGTGTACACAAACCTAGAGTAAGATTGTAGTTCATTACCTTGGAACTTCTCCTCGACATCACGAAGAGATTTAACATTTTTATTAGCCCACATAGTATGTTCGAGTGTGTAAGCGTTAGACACTCCACCGAAATCATCTTGTGTAGCTGAAAGCGATTTTAATTTCACACGAACATTAAAGTCACCTGCTTTTATTTGACTTATAAACGCCATCTAGTGATAACACTTATAAGGTTGTAATAATATTTGAGAAGCCATAGGAAACTGACGCTTTCTATCTTCTCTGAAGTAATACATATCAGCTACAATTAACTTAATAGCTTGTTTAATCGCTTCAGGTACATCTGCACTAGCCGAACCATATCCTGTGTTGAACCAAAAGTAAAACGTATTAGCCGAATTATCCTTAAGCGTAGTGCCTGGAAAGTCCGAACTAAGGTAAACCAAGGAAGGGTTAGAGAAAGCGTCTATATACGCCTTATCTGACTCTTGAGCAGCTCCATTTGCATCTGTCCAATTAACAGGTCTTTTAGCAGCTTCAGCAGGAGGTCCAACTACTGCTTCTACATCAACTAAAGTGCAATTAGGAAATATTAACGAAGCCTTATTTACTTGCTCGTTAAAGTAAAGTTTGTATTGGTGTGTTATGAAGTGGCGATTACAATAGTTCTCAGCCATATCAGTTGCAGCATCTATATAGTAACCCAACAATGTATCTTCATCGCTAGAATCAATACGCAACTGAGCCTTAATATCGTCAACCGATACCACCTTAGTAGCAGGGTTATCGACTAAAACTAAATCGCCTTGTTTGTTATCGTTTGGGTCTAAGTACATAGATTAAAAGTGAAAAAGGTTAAAAAAGGGAAGCCCCGAAGGACTCCCTTTAATTAAAAACTATTTATTATTAAGCTACTAAAGAAGTTGCTTTAACAAATCCTGCTCCATCAGAAACACCCCAGTCCATATATTGGTTAAGTACCAATCTAGTTTGACCGTTTACAGCTACTGAATAAGGATCTACCATAATGTCTAGTCCACCGAACATTCCCATATATAATTTAGAGAAGTCACCGAAGAAGAAGTCACCTGATGTACCTGCTACTTTAGTACAACCATTAGTGAAGTAAGTAGGGTAACCGTTAACTAAAGCACCTTGCATACCTACGTTTACTGCTGCTACTTGAGCTGATTGCTTAAGTTGAGCCATTAAGTTAGGAGAAGCTACATAAGCTAAGTTTCCTTCAAGACCACCTGCTTCTGCTAAAGTTTGCTCTGCTGAAACAAAGTCTAACATAATAGAAGCTAAGTTAGAGAAAGCTGACTCAGTAAATGTGCTTGTTGCTAATTCACCTAAAGAATCAGGAGCTCCTGACACACCTGCCGTAGAGAAGATAGCTGCATCCATTTTTTGTGCTGTTGCACGACCTAAGTCACGAATGATAGCTTGTTCTGCTGCTGCTCCGTTTTGTAGCAATAATTGCTTAGAGATATTTACGTAAGAAGCTAAACGAGTTGGAGTCAATTCAACCTCACCTTCCCACTCAACAGAAGAAGCTCCAGCTACAGGAATTGTAGTGTTAGCACTTAAACCTGTTAAGATGTTTGCACCTACTTTGTCAAATACAGATGCTTCTCTCATTGCATCAGCAAATCCTAATACGTTTGTAGGAGCGATAGCTGAACCTGCTTGAGTTACATTAGCACGAGATTCTAACATAAAAGAAGGAATACCTAAACCGTTGATTGAACGACCTGCTGAACGAGCTTCGTTTACAGCTTCTTCGTGCATTTCACGTTCTATTCCGTCTAACTTTCCGTTAGTGAAATCATTTACTGCCTTAAAGAAAGAGAAATCTCTCACTTCTTTTGGCTCATTCGATACTGGTGCTACTACTTTAGAAGCAATCTCAGCGTTTAATTTTTCTTGTCTTTCGATCATTTCGATAGATTTTTTTAGTTCGTCTATTTTAGACATTTTACCATCGTAAGATACTTGCTCTTCAGCAGTAAAGTCACGAGTTTCGTTTTTGCAAAGTTCAAGCATTTCGTTAGCTTCTGTGATGAAACCTGCTCTTTCTTGCTTTAATTCAACTGAATTTTTCATTTGTTTTAAAGTTTGCTTTTGAGTTTTAACTCATTAGTTAATAAATTAATATTCGAAAGGTCTATAACCTCTTCCTCTTTAACCTCTTCGGTTTCGTTATTAAACTCTTCCAAAGAACGTAAAGCTACATCAGTATTGGAATAAGCCCCAACACCAACAATCGAAACATCAAACAACCTTCCGATCTTATTGATATTTCTCTTTGCTACATCACCATCTTTACTCCACTCGTCATCCTCTACCGTAAAGGCAAACGAAGATTCATAAAGTAAACCTCTACGCATTAGTTCAGCGACATCTCGCCCAACCGATGTGTTAGGTAACGTACCATCGTATCTTAAACCTAAATCATCTACAGACAATTTAAGCGTACCACCGTGATTTCTATCTAAGATAGCGTTCATATCGTGGTTAAATGTTAAAATTACATTGTCATCTAATCGACCATCAAACGCACCTCTTGAGATAACTTCTCTGAAGCCTAAATCTCTACTTTCGTGGTCGAACAAAGAAGCGTAACCTGTCACTTTGATTTCGTCAGAATCTTCTTCCATACGAACTTCAAGTGGCTTAGAATACACTCTAATTTCTTTATTATCTTTCATATCTAAACTATTTTTTTCTTCGTTACGTTTAATCTCTTTTACCTTTTTCCTAGACCAACTGAATCCTGAGTCACCGCCCCATAAAGCCCAAGCTATTCTACCTGCACTTGGATAACCCTTTTCTCCTGGACTAAAACCTTCAGCTTTCTTATCAACTTCGTGTCGGCTAAAGAAACTAAACATTCTTTTAATTGTAGATATAGATAAATTTCCGTTTATTATATCTCTTGCTCTTGATACTCCTACCTCAGTACCACCTCTTCCGTGTTCCTTTCTCCAAGCCAAGCCTTTTTTAGCTTCGGACTTCATTCCGCTTGTAGGAGTTGTATTTATATCTTTTAAAGCCATTATTCGCTTTCTACTTCTCGTTTAGTGTCCTCTCCTAGTTTATCTAAAGGCATCATATTCGATTGCATATAGACTTTCTCGCTTTCTCCACCCATCGGGTTCATATCCTCAAACGAACGTACCTCATCAGGCGATAACACACCGATGTTTACTAATGTTCTGTAGTAGTCAGCTCGTGACTTAGAATCACCTCTTAGCAAAGCGTTAAGATTAAACTTAAAGTATTGTGTACTTTGCTTCTTAAACGGAATTAGTTTAGAGTTC